ATCGGTACAACGAAAACGAAAACGCCGCATGGCCGTCGGTCGGATGGATCGCCCGCGTAACCGAACTCCACCCCTCGACTGTCCGTCGCGCGATCGCCGACCTCCTCGACGCCGGGCTCCTCGAGGTCACCGGATGGGCGGGAATACGACCCGACCGGATGACGAAACGGTACCGCCTCCGTATGACAGTTATCCCCAACCCGAGCCCTATGAGACCGTCCACGGGATCGCACCACGCACCCCCGTCACCTGAACGGGGTAGCACCACGCACCCACGGGGTCGCACCACGCGCCTAACGGGGTCGCAGAGTGCGACCCGAACCATTACAGAACCGTTAGATAACCGCGCACCGGAAACGGTACGACCGCCGACGGTCGCCGAAATCCGAGCGCTAAGGGAAACCCTCGGATGATGACCGACACCGAACACCTCCGACAGATCGCACTCCTCTGCGATGCGCTACGCGACGAACTCGAGGAACTCGCACCCGACACAACCGCCGACACCTGGGACAACTACCTCGACGCCACCCGCATCGTCGCCCAGGTATGGCACCACCTCGAGGAACTCATCCACCCGAAACGGGACGACCGTGGACCGTTCTAGGTTCGGACCGCCTCGCTGGATTGCCGCGCTCATCCTCCTCGTATTCGGGTTCCTCCTCCTCGCCTTCGCACTCCTCATGGACGCCCGACTCAAACCCTCGCCGTATCCGAATCGAATTGTGGTCGAACATGGCAACGAATAGGGGCTACGGCGCGAAGGTAAAAGCCCGGGTGTACGGGGTGTACGGGGGCACCATTGAGAACCCTCCGCCCTGCCATCGGTGCGGGAGACCCGCCGAATCGGTTGATCACATCATCCCGGTAGCACTGGGTGGCACCGACGAACTCGACAACCTCCGACCCGCCTGCGTGTCCTGTAATAGCCGCGACGGCGCCCGCCTGGGTAACGCAATCAAACAGGCGAAACGCACCCAACCGCCGAAAACCTCGACCCGAACCGGATCGAAAACGAAGGCGGCCTCCTCGAGGGGCCGGGTTCCTTTGACAGGGCCGTCGAAAGCCCCGGCGCCCCCCTTTGGTCAATCCACCCCGGGGGGGTCGGATCGGGGCGGAAAGGCCGCGAAACGGGGCGGGACGAAACGCACCGGGGAGAACCGGCCGAGACTCGAAACGCCGACTATGGGGGCACTCAAAAAAGGCTCCGAGGTTGCCGCGATCGCGAAACGAATCGGGCTCGAACTCATGCCGTGGCAGACCTACGCCGCCCAACGTCTCCTCGAGGAGATCGAACCGGGACGGCGCCGGTTCCGAACGGCCCTCACGACCGTCGGCCGCCAAAACGGAAAGTCGTTCTTACTTCGCGCCCTGGTCGTGTGGTGGATCACGTCCCACGCCGTCGAGGCCGGACCCCAAACCGTCGTTCACGCCGCCAACACCCGGTCCCTCGCCGTCGACCAATGGGCCGCCGTGGTCCGCCTATTCGAGGAACACCTACCCGGGTCGATCGAAAAGGTGTCCCGAGGGGCCGGACGGGAACGCCTCACCCTGGTCGACGGATCGGTGTACCAACCCGTAGCGTCCACCGACGCCGTCCACGGCCTGTCGGTCGACCTGTTCCTGGTCGACGAGGTATGGGACATAAAACCGGCCGTCCTCGACGACGGCATCCTCCCGACCACGATGGCCCGCCCCCAACCCCTCGTCGCGATGTTCTCCACCGCCGGAGACGAGAACTCCCAGGCGATGCGATCGTGGCGGGAACGTGGCCTCGCCGACGCCGGCAAACCAGCCTCGACGACGTCGCATCTTCTCCTCGAATGGTCCGCCCCGGATGACGCCGACCCCGACGACCCGAACACCTGGGCGATGGCGAACCCGGGAATGGGTCGCACCATCCAGGTCGACGCCCTCCGGGAAGCCTCGAGGAACCCGAACCGGGCCGCGTTCTACCGGGCCAACCTGAACCGATGGGTACAAACCGAGCGATCGTGGTATCCGATCGGCCTGTGGGCGGCCCTCGAATCGAAACCCCTCGACCCCGACCCGAAACGGGGTCCCGTGACGGCGATCGAACAGGACCGCACCGGTGGAGGGTTCGCGATCGTGACCGGTCAACCCTCGACGACCGGTCGAGTGTTCGTTACCACCACCACCGCCGAAACCGAAACGGAACTCTGGGAGCTCCTGAAACCTCGAATCCGAGCCCGGGAAACGGTCCTGCTCCCTCCCCTGTTCCCCCAGCGGGCCCCCTGGGACCTTCCTGACACCGTCCGCGTCGTCGGGGACCGGGAAATCCGGGGATGGTCGACGT